ATATAATGGTGCTTGGTATATAATGGATTATAAAGAAATAACAAATGGTTCTACTAATCCAAGAATAACTACTTATAATAATGCAGGAGTATATCAGGCAAGTCCAACATCTGTAACATTTGATTCTATTACTGTTAATGGAACTGAATTTAGACAATCAAATCAAAGCCAAATAAATAGATTAGGATTACCTAAAAGATTTATTTCTTTTACAACAGATTTAAAGAAATTCATAAAAACTGGAGTAAAAAATGATGAGATGCAAGCATGGAGTAGTTCTACTGTCATGTATAATTGGACAACATTTGGAGGAGGCACAATAATATCAAGATATACACTATCAACTGGAAGATACGCTGCAAAAATATTAGGTGTTGCTACACCAACTAAATATATTCTTAGTAATGATGTAGCTGTCAAGTCAGGAGATACTATTTTAATAGATTGGTTACAAAATAATGTATATTCTGGAGTAGACACAGATACTGCAGTATTTTTAAGTGGTGATGATGGTGGTTCTTATTATTTACAAAATGATGGAACATTTACATCTGCAGTTAATAAATTTAACGCATCTACCGCAGCATTAGCTGGAATATCTCCTACAATAAAAATACCTGTACCTGGTAAGATTAGAGCAGAGATTTTTGAAGGAAATGGCGTTGGTCAAGACAGCTATTTTGAATATTTTAAAATACAAGTTAGAGGAGGTTCTGATAGCGGTGCAGATGCTGCAGGGGTAAATAATATTACCAATTTAGTAGAAAGAGGTCGTTCAAGTGCTTCTTTTACTTCTGGTGATTTAGACTTTTTAAATACATTTTACAACTACGATCCACAAGTATTTCCTAATAACTACATTACAGCTCAAGAAAACTCAGCAACAAATACAACAGCATTTATATCGTATATGACAGATGTAAATATGAATGTATTACCTGATACATGGTATTATGATAATTCTGCTGGTTCAGACTTTTTATATAATTGGGTGCTTAAAAATATGGCTAAAAATGTAATGCAGAATTTTGTTGTTATTGAAGGTTCTTTTGTAAGCTTATTAAATCCTTTAAATAAGTTCTTTTCTTATAACATGATAAGCATAGGAACTAAAAAGTATATTTGCATGGATTTTAAATGGGATTTAAAACAATCAGAAATTGATTCAACATTATACTCTATAAACCTTATAACTTCAACACCAACAATATCACCTATTAAATATCTAAATTATTCATCATAATGGCATCTAAAATTAACGGAACTAATATTGTCTTATACTACTTTGATACTACAACAAGTACAGGTGTAGCTTTTGGTGCTGCAACAAGTTGCACATTTAATGCCACTATAGATCAAACAGAGATTACGGCAAGTGATTCAGGTGGTTTTAAAGAGTTTAAGAATGGTCAGACTTCATGGCAAGTAACTTGCGATGGATTTATGTCATTATCTGCTGATTATAACTATGCTTATTTATCTCAATTAGTTTTAAATAAAACACCAATAACAATTAAGTTTTCAATTGATAATGATAATGGTGATGGAAGCCATGATTTGGGATATACAATTTTTACAGGTCAAGTAAATTTGATTAATTTATCATTAACTGGACCAGCAGAAGGCGTTTCTACATATAGTGCAACATTGCAAGGAACAGGTGGATTTTCTATAGATGGAGTAGCTGTTGAAACATCAGGCATAGCAATAGGCTCTCAAGTAGTTAAGATGTTTGACTATACGGCAACTGGCGGTGAAACTACTATTACTTGGGCTGGATCAATAGGATTTGATTGCTTTAGTGTAACAAGAGGTGGAGTAGAGGTACAAGATATATTAACAAGTGGTACACCTACAGGTGACGATGTTAAATTTAATACTGTAACAGGAGTTCTAACATTTGGCACTGCTTTAGTAGCAGGTGAATTTGTAAGAGCATTATTTAAATAATATGGCACAATTAGTACTAGCAAATACATTAGCAGGTTCAGGTAATGTCCTTGCAGGTGGTGATAATAATGGTAATGTAACTAAAGTAACCATTGGATCAAACCTCACTTTATCAGGTGGGGTTTTATCGGCTTCAGGTGGTGGCACTGCATTAACCCTAACAACTACAGGAACAAGTGGTGCAGCTACTTATAATAGCGGTACTGGTGTATTAAACATACCTATATATTCTAGTGGATCAGGTGCTGTAAGTTCAGTTTTTGGTCGTACTGGAGCAGTAGTAGCTGTTAGCGGTGATTACAATACCGATTTAGTTACCGAAGGTTCTACTAACCTATACTATACTAATACAAGAGCAAGGGCAGCTTTTAGTGCCAATGTAGGCTCTGCTTTGACCTATAATAGCTCAACTGGTAGATATACCCTACTAGCTGCAGATAGTGGCACAGCAGGATATTTAACAGCTTCTGATTTTAACTATTTTGCTGCAAAACAAGCATCTTTAGGAACTGGCACAACAAGTCAATATCTTAGAGGTGATTTGGTATGGGCAGCACCTCCAGCACCATCTTTAGAAGACTTAACAGATGTGGGTATTACAAGTCCTACAAACGGTCAGTTACTTAGATACCAATTAGGAACTTGGATTAACTTTACTCCTACATATGTAGCAGCAGGTTTCTTTTCAGCTACGGCACCTTTATCCTACAATAGTTCTACTGGTGTATTCAGCATTAGTCAGGCAGGTTCAGGCTCTAATGGATTCCTGAGTAGCACAGATTGGAATACCTTTAATGGTAAGCAAAATCAATTGAGTGGTAATGGATTTGTAAAGGTTAGTGGTACAAGTGTATCATATGACAATAGCACCTACCTAACTACTTCTGCTGCTTCAAGCACCTACTTACCTTTAACTGGAGGAACCCTATCAGGCAATCTAACGGCAACAGGTTTCTTCGAGTCATCAGATAAGCGTCTTAAAAAGCAAATAGAGGCGAATTATGCCCCTAAAAACATTCAGAATATACAAACCTACCTTTACCAAAAAGACGGCAAAATTGAGGTAGGATATTACGCACAAGAGGTATCTGAGATTATGCCTTATGCAGTAGCTGAAGGTAAAGATGGTTTCTTGGCAGTAGCTTATAACCAAGTCTTAGTATCAAAGGTTCAATACTTAGAAAATAAACTAAAAGATTTAGAACATGAGTTGGGCAGGATTAGCAAATAATCAATGTATAAGCAGAAATAACCTTTTGGATGCGGTTAATACTGGAGTATTCCAATTAGCTGGATCATCTACACCTCCTGGTAGCCTTATGGTAACAAGAAACGAGGCTGAGGCTTATGTGGTTATTAATCCTATTACTTCTAAAGCCTTAAACCAATTGCCTGTTAAAACTGACTTAACTCCGATTACTGGTGTTTACAAATGGGAACTTTCCTCAAATGGAGATACATCTTCCCTAACTGCTTGTTCTTTATTTTTAGATATTTATACAATAGCTTGGACTAATACAGCAAGTCCTGTTGCAGGTACTGTTTTTTATGAAGATTATACTTTAACGACAAGATTTCCTATGAGTGGCTATAGTGGTCTTTTTCTACATTATAGAACTTGGGGCACTACAGGTGCTGGTTTTAGAGCAAGATTTAACCTAGCAACCTCTACTATAAACAATACTCCTGTAGCTTGTTAGGCATTGTCTAATAATTGGTTATTTTTGTAGAAATATATATATAATGTCTTGTTTAAGTACAAATGCTGATTTTAGACCAGCACAATACAACATCTCGATATGGCGAAATGATACTTGGAGTCAGGTAATGGTAATTACTGCTAATGAAGTGCCTGTTAGTTTAGTAGGTGCTGAAGTAGAGATTCAAGTAAGAAAGAAGCCTAATTCTACTGATGCTGAAATGACGCTTACCGAACAAAACGGAGGCATCACAGTAGGAGGTGTTAATAATAACCAAATCACCATTAATTATCCTGTTGATATAGCTGCTGGAACCTATGTTTATGATATGGTTGTAGTGTTTCCTAATGGAAATGAAAAGACTTATATATGGGGTAATTTTATTGTTTACGAAGATATAACTAAGATATAATGAGTACAGAAATAACTGTAGTTAACGACATAGTAGAAATAAACGTACAAGAAGATGTAATTGTGATTGAAGCTCCATCAGGGGCTTATCCTTTACCTACTGGTGTTTATTCAGTATATGGAAGGACTGGTAACGTAGTGGCACAAGATGGTGACTACAACCTAACTCAGTTAGGAGATGTAACCATTACAAGCCCTGCTACTGGTCAAGTATTAAGATACAATGGTACAACATGGGTAAACTCTACTGAGTCTTATGTGGGTACGGTAACCTCTGTAAATATGAGTGTGCCAACAGGACTTACAATTTCTGGAAATCCCATCACCACAGCAGGTACATTGGCTGTAGGATTACAATCAGGATATTCGATCCCTACTACTGCATCTCAAGCTACTTGGAATACTGCATACAATGATTCAATCGTTTCTGCTGCGGTTACTGGTGTTCAAACTAAAACTTTAACACTTAACCAACAAGATGGCGGAACTGTTACTGCAAGTTGGACTGATTATGATACTGCTCCAGTTACTTCGGTATTTGGTAGAACTGGTGCTATAACTGCTCAATCTGGAGACTATAATACTACTCAAGTAACAGAGGGTACTAATTTATATTTTACCGATGCAAGAGCAAGAGGTGCTTTAACTGCTGGAACTGGCATAAGCTATAACTCTACAACTGGGGTTATTTCAAACTCTGGTGTAACAAGTGTTGGTATTACAGAATCAAGTGCTGCATTAACAATAACTGGAAGTCCAGTTACTACAAGTGGAAATATTAATATTGGATTTGCTGGAACATCTGCTCAATATGTGGCTGGGGATGGTTCATTGGTAACTTTCCCAAGTATTATAACACAAGCACAAAACTTAGTAACTGAAGTTTATAATAAAAGTGGTGCAACCTTAACTAAGGGAACTGTTGTTTATATTAATGGAGGTCAAGGGAATTTACCAAGTATTACTAAAGCATTAGCGACAAGCGATGCAACTTCTGCTCAAACTTACGGAATAGTTCAATCAGACATAACTAATATGAATAATGGTTATGTAGTAGTAGCTGGAAGATTACAAGATATAGATACTCAAGCATATGCTGAAGGAACTCAATTATATTTAAGTGGGACAACCGCAGGATCATGGACATCAACTAAACCTTATGCACCTATTCACTTGGTGTATGTAGGTATTGTAGTGCGTTCACATCCAACTCAAGGTATAATTGAAGTTAAAATACAAAATGGATATGAGTTAGACGAATTACATGATGTATCTGCTCAAAATCCAAATAACGGAGACATTTTACAATATGTAGCTGCAACTAATTTATGGACTAAGACTGCTGGTACTACTACTAACATATCTGAAGGTACAAATTTATACTTTACTAATACTCGTGCAAGAGCAGCAATAAGTGAAACAGTAACAGGACTTGACTACGATAACACAACTGGTGTGCTTAGTACAACTGCTGGTTATGGCATACCTACTACTGCTTCTCAAACAAACTGGGATACTGCATATACTAATAGAATCACAAGTGCATCTGCACCTTTAAGCATAGCATCAAACGCTATCTCTATTAGTCAAGCTAATACAACAACAAATGGTTACCTTTCTTCAACAGATTGGAATACTTTTAACAATAAACAAGCTGCTGGTAACTACATCACTGCATTAGCTGGTGAGGCTACTGCAAGTGGACCAGGTTCAGCTTCAGTTACTTTAACAAATAGTGCAGTAATCGGTAAGGTACTTACTGGTTTAAATGTAACTGGTGGTAGCGTAAGTGCTACTGATTCTATCTTAGCTGCTTTTGGTAAAGTACAAAATCAAATCAACGGATTGATAGGTGGTTCTATTTATCAAGGTACATGGAACGCATCTACTAATACTCCTACCTTAACATCAAGTGTGGGAACTAAAGGTTATTACTATATCGTAAATGTTGCAGGCTCTACTAACTTAAACGGCATTACCGATTGGAAAGTAGGCGACTGGGCGATATACGATGGTACGGCTTGGCAGAAAGTAGATAACACAGATGCAGTAAGTTCAGTTAATGGATTTACTGGTGCAGTTAGCTTAACTACTGATAACATTAGTGAAGGTTCTACAAATCTTTACTTTACAAATACAAGAGCACAAAATGCAATCACTTTAACTACAACTGGTACAAGTGGTGCTGCGACATACACAAGTGGAACTTTAAACATCCCACAATATCAAGCGGTATTAACAAACCCAGTAACTGGAACTGGTACTACAAACACTTTACCTAAATTTAATGGTACAAGTGCAATAGGTAATAGTAATATTACAGATACTGGTTCTTTGATAACATTAGGTTCTAATACAACAATTTCAAGTGGAATATTAAGAGTTGGTGCATCTGCTATTGCAGGTTATCAAACATACATATCAAATAATATAACTGGTAATATCAATGCTGGTGCAATAATTTCAGATGGTGTAACTCAATCAGATGTAACAACAAGGTCAAACTATTTTGTTACAGCAGCTTCTACTGCTGCTGCTTCATTTACTTTAGCAAACTTGTATCATTTTAGAGCAACGCAAAGTGCTTTTGGAGCAGGTTCAACAGTAACAAGTCAATTTGGCTTTTTTGCTGATTCTACTTTAACTGGTGCTACTACAAATATTGGATTCTATGGGAATTTAGCGGCAGGTACTAATGTTTGGAATCTCTACATGGCAGGTACTGCAAACAATTACCTTGCAGGAAGTTTAGGGATTGGTACAACAAGTTTGACAGGAATTAATTTAAGAATAAGCAAAACACTTACAGGTGCTACAATAGCTTATGGTGCATTAATTGATGGTCAAGTACAAACAGATGTAACAAGCCAAGCAAACTATTTTCAAACATCTGTTAATACTGTTGCAAGTACAACAATAAGCTATATTAGACATTTCTATGCTTCGCAAAGTACATTTGGTGCAGGAAGTACTATTACAGAACAAGCAGGTTTTAATGCTGAAAGTAATTTAATAGGTGGAACATTTAACTATGGGTTTAGAGGTCAAATTCCTGCAGGAACGAATAGATGGAATATTTATATGGATGGTTCTGCTAATAACTATATGGCAGGAACACTTGGTATTGGAACTACAAGTTTAACAGGTCATAACTTGAGGGTAAGCAAAAATTTAACAGGTGCAACTTCATCTTATGGATTTTATAACAGTGGTGCAGTACAATCAGATGTAACAAGTGCTGCTTATTATAATGCAACTGTTGCATCAACTGCTGCTGCAAGTTTTACTCTTGGAACTTTGATTTACAATTATGCAAATCAGGGAACTTTTGGAGCAGGTAGCACAGTAAATTTACAAGTAGGATATTATGTAGAATCTACATTAATTGGTGCAGGAGTTAACTATGGATTCCAAAGTGCAATACCTGCAGGAGCAAATCGTTGGAATTTATTCATGAATGGAACCGCTAACAACTACTTAGCAGGTTCATTAGGTATAGGTAGTACAAGTTTGAGTAATAGAAGTTTACATATTGGTAAAACAATAACTGGTGGTACAACAGCTTTTGCAGTTTTATCAAATGGTGTGGTACAATCGGATGTAACATCACAAGCTAATAACTTTACATCTACATTAACAACGGCTGCGGCTGCATTTACTTTACCTACTTATTATCACTTTATAGCATCTCAAGGTACTATTGGTTCAACATCTGCCGTAACTAATCAATATGGATTTGCAGTAGAAAATACATTAACAGGAGCTACAAACAACTACGGCTTCTATGGAGCAATAGCAAGTGCTGCTAATAGATGGAACTTGTATATGGCAGGAACGGCTGATAACTATTTGGCAGGTAATTTAGGTATAGGAACTTTACCGATTACATCTAAAATATCTATTGGTGCAGCAGTTTTAAATAATTCAACTGTAAGTGTCATAAATGCAACATCTGATAATACAACATATCGTGCAAGTATTCAATTAGTAAGAGGTGGTTCATCAGGATTATTAGGATGGGCATTTACTACAAATAGTGTTACATCAGGTGAAGGAACTGAAAGAATTAGAATTAAACCAACAGGTCAAATGCGATTCGTTCCTTTAGCAGCAGACCCAAGTGGTGCAGAAGCAGGAGATATTTACTATAATTCAACAACTAATGCTCTTAAATTGTATGATGGTACAGTTTGGAGAACAATTACTGTTGTGTAACAATTAAAAAAATAATATAATATGACAAATACATTATGGGTAATCCCACAAGATGCAATGGTAACACAAAAGATGATAGATGGTTTAACAGATGTTGTTATACAAGTGAACGCATTTAGAATGATTACAGATGGCACAACATCAACTCAAATACCTGTATGCGTAGGATTAACTCCTCCAACGGAAGGCTTTGTACCTTACCAAGACTTAACTCAAGAGATTGTTGAAGGCTGGTTAAATAGTAATACGGACTTAGCTGCATTAGATGCAGAGTTAGCGATTCAATTAGACAATATTATCAACCCTAAGACAGTAGTCTTACCTAATCCTTTCTAAAAATGGCAATAGCTAATATAACTGGGAATATTTTAACTGATACTGGAGTAGCAATATCAAGCCTTGTAAGTGGAACTGGTACAACAAACTACCTATCTAAGTTTACTGGAACATCAACTTTAGGCAATAGTTTAATATTTGATAATGGAACAAGTTTATTCATAGGTAATGGTCAATCTTCTGCAACTCCACAAGTGGGTATTATAGAAGGTACAGATGGTAGTGGAACAAACATAGCTGGTGCTGAATTTAGAATACAAGGAGGACAAGGTACTGGTACTGGAGTAGGTGGTGCAGTAACTTTTTATACTGCTCCTGCTGGTAGTACTGGTAGTAGTTTGAATACGGCAGTAGAAAGAATGAGAATAACTTCTGCTGGTAATGTAGGAATTGGAACTGGAAGCCCAAGTTATCAATTAAGTTTAAATGCAGCAACTCCGCAATTGGGATTATCTTCTACAAGTGCAAATGGTTATGCAGAAATATACTTTAGTAGAAATACATCAACCGCAATAGCATATTTAGCAGCAGGAATAAACAGCACAGTTAGTGCAAGTGGGGATGAATTTGTAATGCAAAATATGATTAATGGTGGCAATCTTATTTTTAGAACAAATAGCGGAAGTACTACCGAAAAAATGCGTATTACCTCATCTGGTAGTGTTGGGATAGGAGTAATTCCAAAAAATTATGCATCTACTTGGGTAGGATTTCAAGCAGGTAATTTTAGTTTAATGGGACCAAATCCAGCAAGTGATCAAAATGCAATTCTTGGAGCTAATGCTTATAGAGCATCAGATAATAGCTGGAAAAGAATAATAGGTGGATATGGTAATGTTATAGAATTTAACCAGGGTAGTGGAGACATAAGATTTTATACTGGTGGTACTGGTAGTGCAGATTCAACAATATCACTTGTTAGTGGTCCTTTTTTAGTAAATGGTGGAGCATCATGGACTAATGGTTCATCAGATATTAGAAAGAAAAAGAATTTTGAACCATCTCAAGGTCTTGCAGAGGTTTTACAAATTGAAGCAGTTAAATATCACTTTAACTGGGATGATGATAATTCAATAAAAAGACTTGGATTTAAAGCACAAAATTTACAAACTATAATTCCAGAAATGGTTATGGAAACTGGTGAAATAGCAGAAGATGGAACAAGTTATTTAACAATTACTCCAGATTATATTTTACCAGTATTAGTTAAAGCAATCCAAGAACTTTCTGCTAAAGTATCAGCATTAGAGAATAAATCCTAAATTTGTAAAAAATAATCATATGACATTAAGCAACGAACAATTACAACAAATCGAGCAAGTACTTTTGGACACACCATTTCGCTATGCTCAACCTATTTTAAACATCTTACAAAAGGCTGCTCAAGAACAAGCACCTAAAGAAGAAGTAAAAGAAGATTAAGATGATCCGAATTAAGGACATTTTATTGGTAGCCATAGTATTAATCGTATTATGGCTATTGTTTTTTAAGGATGCTACCTATGTAGGGAGTCCTAAAAACCTGAGTAACTATAAAAAAGTGGCAGAAATCCACGATACAGTTTACCAACAGAAAACTATTACTAAGTACAAACAAGGAAAAGATATACAATCGTATATCATTTTAACCGATACTGAGAAGGTGTATATTCATGACACTATTAAGGTTCTAAACGACTATTATGCAGTTAGAGCCTATAATGACACTATTTATCAGGATAGTAATAACTTTGTCATTACAGACACAATAAGCCAAAATAAGATACTTTCTAGGTCTTTTAAGGCTAATTTGGCTGAAAAAACCATCATTACCAAGCAACTTTATGTAGAGAAACCTAAGAATACCCTTTATTGGGGCTTTAGAGGCGAATTTAGACCATCTAATGGCTTACAAGTACTAAGTCCTTCCTTGATGCTAAATGCCAAAAATAAGGCTCTAATAGGGCTTAGTTTAGATTTATATAAAACAGGTGGTATTGGCTACTCAGGTAGCTTCTACCTTAAAATTGGTAAAAAATAAAAGATGGCTCCGAAAAAAAGTTTAAATGTGAGTGCTAATCCTCTTCCGATTAGCTTTAAAGACTTCGCTAAAAATCCCATTGTGGGAACCCTATTCCTAGTTATTGTAGGAATCTCTGCATTGTATGTAGATATTAGGAGTAATTTTAATAGCAGAATAAACAATCAAGAACAGCGTATCAACAACCTTGAGTATAAGGATAGCCTAAAGACTCAGGCATTAATAGAATGTAAAACAGCCCTATCTTCTACTACGACTAAGCTAGAGACATTAGATGCTATGGGGGCAATTAAAAAATCAGTTAAGTAATGAAAGCGACCTTCTTAATTTTATTATTATCTGGTGCAGTAGTAGTTGGTAATAAGGTTGCCAATAAGCCAATAATAGCTCCGACTGAGGATAAAGAGTTTCAGCAGTTAATGGATGAGTTCCATCAAACTATGTCTAAAAACAAAGAGATACAAGTTCAGGCTGATAAAGCTAAAGAAGCCATAGTAAGCCAAACCATTAGTAAGGTATCTGAATTGAAACAAGAAACCATAGCCCTAAAAACAGAATTACATGAAGTTAAGATTAAACTTGATAGCGTTGGTGTTGATACTGGCTCCAACTTTAACATTCTCGCAATACCCAAAAACTAAGAAAATAGGTCAAGACTCTGTGGTGATTATAACCATAGGTCAGGCTGATACTATTAATAACCTTTATAGATCATACAATGACTCTATAAACAATTTACAATCTAAATTAAAAACAAATGACTCTTTACTCAGCATTAGAACTATTGAAAAAGATAGCTTCTACAATTGGAAATATAAGTACTCAGTTAACAAATCTTTATACCAAGATTTCGAAGAAAATCAAATGAAGCTAGATAAGATACACGCATGGAGTAAGATACTCCTGATATTTATAATAGTTTTTCAGTTTAATCAATTACAATAATATGAAACAATTTTTCCAAGAAGATAATGGCACTTATAGCATGAAGCGTTTATGTGGTTTGTTATGCGTACTAACGTTATGCGTTACTATGTATCATAACAGCTTTAGCGAAGAGCATATAGCTCCAAGTACAATTCTAGTAGAATCAGTAGCTTTGTTAGCGTTTGGCTGTTTAGGCTTAACATCAGTAGAGAAAATATTTAAAAAGAATGACTAATTACGAAAAGAGAATATTGTTAGGTGCTGCTATTATGTGGCTTACTCTAATAGTATATTTCTTTGCTAAAATGATATAGAATGAAATTATCTGCACATTTTGACTTAGCTGAGTTTACAAGAAGTGAATCAGCAAAAAGACATGGAGTATCTAACGAGCCAACTGCTGAACACCAGGCTAATCTTAAAGTACTTTGTGAAAGGGTACTTGAGCCTATTAGAATCTTTAATGAAGGTCCTTTAAATATATCATCTGGATATAGGTCTAAAAATTTGAACCATTTCATTGGAGGAAGCTTGTCTTCACAACATTGCGAGGGTAAAGCGGCAGACGTAGATATGGATGGCATGACTGGCAAATCTAATACTGAAATTTTTAACTACATTAAAGACAATTTAGAGTTTGACCAATTAATATGGGAGTTTGGTGACAACAATAAACCTGATTGGGTTCACGTTTCTTATAATGCAGGAAAGAACAGAAAACAAATTCTGAAAGCAATCAAAACAAACGGAAGAACAGCATACGCACCATACATCTAACCAACCTAACCAAAACCAACACCAATGAGCAAGAAAAACGTAGGCATCATAGGGGATACTCATTTCCCCTTTTGTCATTCTCAGTATTTACAGTTCTGCTACGAAGTCTTTAACAAGTTCCAATGTTCGGAGATTATCCATATTGGAGATGAAGTAGATAATCATGCGATTTCATTTCATTCTCATAATCCAAATGGTCATTCTCCATCAAAAGAATCTGAATTAGCTCAGAAAGAGCTAAATATCTGGTATAAAAGATTTCCAAATGTTAAAGTTTGCATTGGCAATCATTCCGCCCTTCACAAGCGTAAAGCAATGGAGTATGGATTACCGAACCGATTTATTAAATCCTATGAAGATGCTTGGGATGCACCAAAAGGGTGGAAATGGGCTTTAGAATGGGAAATAGACGGTGTTTTGTACACTCATGGTACAGGTAGCTCAGGACAGGCAGGTGCTATTAATAGAGCAAGAGATGCTAGGCAATCTACCGTTATAGGTCATATCCATAGCTTTGGTGGTGTACTATATAGTAGTTCAGATAAAGACATGATTTTCGGCATGAATGTGGGCTGTGGAATCGATATAAACGCCTATGCAATGGAGTATTCTAAACCTTTCCCCAAACGACCAACATTAGGTTGTGGAGTTGTTTTAGATGGTGGAAGAATCGCTATATTTGTTCCGATGCCTTTAGGAAGTAAAATAATAAGACTTCCCAAGACGAAATAAGGCAGTAGTTCTAAAAACTAGAGTGCGTATTTAATTGATAATCAATTGAGTATGCACTTTTTTATCTAAAATAATTAAATAGTAAATTTGTATGAGTAGAGAAGCAGATGTTAAGATTGCTGAATTAATGAAAGAAAAGCAGTATTTGGAAGCAAAATTGCAATTGATTATTAGGGAATTAAGACTAACTGTACTTAAAAATAGTGTACTAAATGTTAATGCACATAACACAACTTACGGAAGATGATAGCTATGAGTACGAGGAAAGCTTCGAGCCTGTAGACTCGTATATCAATGTACATCTAGTAGAGAGTGTGGTACCTGACGATGAAGATGCTGATAGATGTTTTATCTATATGCAATCTGAGGACTTTTTCCATGTGGATGAGTCTATGGATAGCTTTGTAAGCAGACTTCAAGCTGTTCTCTACGGATCAGTATTAACTAAGTTCTACGATAAAACCAATCGTAGTCAATAAGAGGCTCTCATGTTGTGTTGGATTATGGTTAAAGTGCTCCCTTAAAAAAGGAGCATTTTTTATACCATATAAGTTATAAAAATGTTAAATCAATATACATTTATATCATATCAGGTATAAATTATTTGGTAGATTCAATACGCCTTATTAATTTTACATGACATAGTTTTCTTGAATTTGACTTTGATTTTTTTGCATGTACGAGCCCAATTTCTATTGGGCTTTTTTAGTTCATAAAAGACTCATTTATCAATCAATTATGAGCCGAATATGATTGATAAACGCTTCAAGTTTGATCCATAAAAAAAGGTAGTATTTCTACTACCCTTTCACTTTAAACTATAAACTACAAAACACAAATTATTTCTTCTTGTATTGCTCGAAGCCATATGTTACAACAGCTATGAAACTAAGAACATATAAGCATCTTATGTAAACATTCCATTCAGTAGGATTCCAGGTATTTACTATAAATGCAAATGGTAAATAGAGGACTACTAATAAGGCAATAATATTGCCAAGCATTTGTAAGATTAGTTTCATACTAGAATGGTAAGTCTTTTTTGTAATTACCTCCATCTGGCTTCCATGTGTCCATAGTTACATAGAAATCTGATTGATCTGGAGATGTTGTCTTTTTAGTCTTGATTAGGATATTAACCCAACCTTTGTTGTCTTTAGCCCATTCGTTCATTTTCTTTAAGTCATCTGGTCCGAATGATACTTTCTTGAAAGAACCATAAGCTGATTTCATTGTTTGGCATCTGCCTAAGAAATCTTCGTTTTTTGTTGTTGCCATGTTATTTGTTTTATCATTAAATACTTTTCTTTAATTCTTGTTTTAGTTTCTCTAAGTAAAGGACTGCATCCATAAGTTCCTGTTGTAAATGCTCTACCCAATCCTTAGTATTTAAATCGTTTCTGTCTAAGTTAGTTCCGTATTTAGTAAAGCCTAAGTTTGCTCTGTCTTTATACTTATCAATTACTGATGAAACTACTGAATCTAAATTATCCATTCTTTCTGTATTCGTTAACTAATTTCTTTATAAAAGGTCTATACTTTAAATCAATAGCATAGTCTTTTAATATCTCTTCAAAAGTAACAATTGTTTCTTCTGAAACAAATTCTTTTTGCTTTTTAGTTACTTTAGGAGCCTTAAGTTCCTTGTTTTCTATTTCTACCTTTTCCATATTATCGGTTTTTTGTGTCTGTTCTAATTGATGTTAACTGTGGTTTAACCTCTTTAACCATGTGGTCATAACATATTAACTGATTACATTTCTTGCATCCAAAATCATGCTTTTGTAAATCGCTTTGCCAAACATAGCACTCATTAATAGTACCACATTTACATTTATATTTTCTTTTAGCACAAGTATTTTTCATCGCCCTTGTCGGTTATATTTTTTTACATTTTTGTCTTTAGGTCCTCTTCTTTTTTGAGCTTTGCCTTCACGCCTTTTGCCGAAGCTCACCTTGTTGGAACTCGTAGTCTTTGCTTTCGCCATCGTTATTAAATATTTTTACAATTATTGATTCATCTCTAATTTGCTGACATATCATTGCTATTCCTCCTGCAATGGATAGGTTGGTAAGGAAACTCATCTGGTCAGGACTTACTCTATCACCAATCGCCTTAACCTCACAAGCTATAAACTGACCATACTTTTTTGAGTAACCAATTATATCAGGTACTCCTTTCCTCCCTATGAATGATCTACCCTTAACTGCTAGATTGTTATTCCTCCAAACATCATTACCTCTTCCCTTCAAATATTCTAGCATCATCTTGGTTAAATCACTTGCTGTCATGTATGCCATAAATCAAAATTACAATATATTTATTAATATATTTAATCGTAGCGTATAAACTCGGTCATATGCATCTTCACATATCTTACTTTATCCTTGTATTTTAGCTTACTAATCTTAAAGTATCTACGAGCTTTTTGCCTTAGTAAATCAGCTCTCATAAAGTAGATTCTATGCCTAACATCAAGGTTTATAGCAAAGAACTCTACTCTTGTATCTGCTATGCCTGATGGTTTACCATCTCTCTCATACTCCAGCCATATATAACCTCTTTGTAAGGCTTTTAGGTCGGTAATGACCATTATCTTAGTATTCTTAGCAAATAAGCGTAAGGCGTTATATGTACCATCCTCATATTTTGCTAGGTCTATCTCGAACTTTCTTTTGTTTCGGTAGTTGCTCGGATTCGGTCTTTCCATTGTCTTGTTTTTTAGATAAAATACTGGACAATTGCTCAGTAAATCTTTTTAATTCAATTTCATTCATGTTTGCATTAAGCTTCATTTTGACTATGGCATCATGCATTTCGATGTACTCTTCTCTCATTCGTTATGGTTTTGTATGGTTATTGTTTCTCCTATAAATCTTAAAGGAATGTTTGTTGTGATGCCATGTCTATTCTTTTCTACTTTACAGATAACAAGTCCATTAGGATGGTATTCTTTACCCTTAATCTCTACTGACTCTTGCATCTCATAGTATTCAGGTCGCATAAGCATGATTACTATATCAGCATCTTGTTCGATTGATCCTGATTCTCTAAGGTCAGAAAGCTGTGGTATCTTATCAGCCCTATCCTCAACTCTTCTACTTAACTGAGACAAGGCAATAATCGGAACGCCTAACTCTTTAGCTAACGCCTTAATGTTCCTACTTATTGTGCTAACCTCTTGTTCTCTATTTTGGTTAGACTTCCCTTGACCTGACATAAGCTGTAGATAGTCTATAAAAATCACCTTAATGCCATATTTCTGCTTCAAAATGGTAGCTTTAGCCCTTAACTGACTGATATTTAATCCACCAGTATCGTCTATGTAAATAGGTGCCTGAATGATCTGGTCATCAGCCTTCATAACTACATCTTTTTCGTAGTCATTCAAAATATTCATTCTAAGGCGTTTTAAGGGCACTTGTGAGCTTATTGACTCTAACCTTTCAACTAGCTGTTCGGAGCTCATTTCGAGGCTAAAAATAGCCGTAGGAACCATTTTTAATATAGACAAGTGATAAACCGAAGAAAGCATAAAGGCAGTCTTACCTGCACCTGGTCTAGCAGCTACCACAACCATATCAGGAGCACACCATCCACCAATGGTAGTATTTAGCTCGGTAAATCCTGTATCAAACCCTAATAACTCACCTTTAGTAGCCATGTCTCTTTTGGTTATTACTGACATAACTATCTGATCTATAGTCTTTTCGTATATATTACCAAACTCTTGTAAACTTAAAAGTTTACTAATTAGTGAACTTATTGACTCAAGTGATTCAGTATCAGGATGTAAGAACTCACTAGATTTTTGTATCAAGGTTAGGTAGGCTTGACGTTTCTTATACAACTCAACTACCATCTCAATGTGGGTGTTAAGGTGATTAGTGTGTACAATGTTATCAGTTAGCTTAGATAGGTAGTAAGCACCACCTACTTCATCCATAGCTTTGTCACCTTGTAACTTTTGGGCTATAGTGGTGATGTCTATAGAAATATGCTTGTCAAACATCGATTTAATAGTAGAAAATATCTTCTTATGCTTTAAATCATAGAAAACATCTTCGTTAAGCAATCCAATTACCAATGGTAAAGCATTCTTATCTATTAATAATGATCCAAGTATATTCTTTTCTAGTTCGAGGTTTTTAGGTAGGTTAGTAGCTTCTATCATTTAAGTGATATTTTGGTATTTTGACTTGTTTGCTGATTAGTATTATTAAATTTACCTTGATTTCTTTTCCAAGTTCTAACTGTAGCCTTCCAATCTTTCATCATACCAGATGTTAACTTCCATCCTCTAGCTTCATAATGGTCGCAGAAATATTCACCATCAATTTGGAATCCTATTTCTTTACCATAACTACAAACTTCAGATGCTGTTGGTATAATAAATGTTCTTTTATTGTTAATTGTATTGTTGGGTAAACTTTCTTTACCACTTGAGGTAAACTTTTTTGACTGCTCAGGTAAAGATTCTTTACCGATGGTAAAGTGGTCATTGTTGTATCCAAACTCTTTGTAATCATCTAACATCTTTTTAAAATCACCTGAGCATCTAAGATGTGAGGTTTTTTCGTGCTTAATTACTAATGCCCTAGAAATTAAACCCTTTAAGATGTTTAAAATAGATTGCTTAGATAAATCTAAATCGTCAGCCATCGTTTCTCGACTCATGTAACACCAATGTGAGTCATTGTTTTGCATCCTTAAAATTGTGTCAAGTACGCAATATTCATTACATGATAGGTGTAATGCTTTCCTAACAGGATGAATAATGGTTGTATAAAATTGTGCCATAAAATAAAAAAGCCCCATCGAATCCCTACCAGTCGCATTGGTAGTTCATCTCAAGGGCAATGAGTTCTAAATGGATATGCGACATCCACTACAAAGTTAATTCAATTCGTCAAACTTCTCTATTGCCTTAAATATCTCATGTACTACTTGAGGTACTACTGCATTTCCGTAAGCTTTTATTGACTCTTTACACCACTTTGAAACGGATATAGAGTCCAATTCGTAGGGAAGCCCATCATCTCCTCCACGAACGCAGGGTGTAGTTGGGAAGCTTTCCCAACCTTTTGTGCTATGTTGTGCTTTAGATTGCTCCTCCTGTCGAACTTCTCTGATGTCTTCGCTGTTCCCCCATGATGATCTGATGCCGTTGGAGTTGGTAAAAACCCCATCGCTATGAAGTGTGTTAGATACATTGCTCTTCTCTCTCCACCATATATCTCCTTGCTCTTTTCTAATTGCTCTTGCGTTGGAATGTCTATCCTTGTGCAATTTGGAGTAGGCAATAAACCATATTCGTTCTCGCTTGTGGGGTGCATTTTTGGCTGCAGCTGGAATAAGAAACGGTTGTACCTCATAGCCTTGCCCTTCCAAATCAGAGCACACCTCATCGAATACCAATCCCCCTCCCCAACTAACAAGTCCACGAACATTCTCACCAATAATCCATGTGGGTTCAATCTCCTTGATTGCTCTAAGCATTTCAGGAAAGAGATGTCTTTCATCGTCTTTTCCAAGTCTTTCTCCTGCACTTGAATATGGTTGGCATGGGAATCCTCCTGTGAGGATGTCAATTGATCCTCTGTGAATAGTGAAGTCTGTTTTAGTAATGTCATGATAAGAAATTGAGTTTGGGAAATGATGTTTTAATACTTGTTGTCCAAATGGATTCCATTCACAATGGAATATGTTATTCCACCCCATCCATTCGGCTGCTAAATCAAAGCCTCCTATGCCACTAAATAATGATCCATGATTCATAATTATTTCTTAATTCTAAAGACTATAGGTCTGCCATCGTAAGTAAACCTCTTTTTGGCTACTGGATTCAAACCATCTCTTATTGTCTTAGGATTAATACTTGTTTTCCTACTCGCTGCCGCTATAGATTGAAACCATATTTCCGTTTTATCGTCTGTAAATATCATGCGTACTTTAATGTTGTTTTCAAATCCATTAGGCTCTAGTTCTAAACCCATTATATAATCGTTTTAATTCAAAGTAAATGTTTGCTGTAACAAACAATAGACAAGCTAATGGCACACTTATAAAAAAGAATTTAAGTAATTGTAATGCTTTCATAATTAGTCTTTTGTGTCTTGTTTATTGTATATAGCATAAGTCATAAATAAAATAGCTTCTAATGTTTCACCTTTAATGACAAAATAAAGTGAAACTGTAGCACAAACTACTGAAACTATAAATGCAAAGTTTTTTATCATAAAGTAAAATTAAGCCCCCATGATTCGACATAACTAACACCACTAAGTTAATAATAAATGTAGGGGGCTATAAGGTTATAAAGATTGTTTTCTTCTAAATGCGTTCATCATATTAGCAATACCTTGATCTATTTCATCCCTCTTTTTAAGATATTCCATACGCTTAATTTCTGCATCTAAATAAGGCTTAAGTTGAGCTTCAAGAGTTTTTACTTTATTTCTAAGCATCTCATTCTCTAATTCCAATGTGTCGGTGTATGTGCCTAAACGCATAGTTATTTCTTTAAGCTGATTTTAAATGTAGTTGTGCTATACTTTGGTGCAGGATAAATCATCTCACCAGTTTCAGGATCAACCAATGGCTCTTTAATAGCTTTAAGCAAAGCTTCTCTTTCCTTAAGCTTAAACTTAACTGCTTCAACTTCTTGGTTAAGTTTTTGCCATGTATAATCACCATCATAAGCATACTTTACGCCTGATTCCATTTTAGCTAATTCTGCCCCTAATACATCAGCTTTACCTTGTGGGTATTTGTCTAACTCAGCGATAACATCTTCCTTTAATTCTGCTCTAATGCCATCTAAAAGCTGTTGTAAAGCTTCAGACTTAACTAGCATCTCTAATGGTGACTCACCTGATTCTCTGAAGTGAGCAACGATAACTTGCTTTAAAAATTCAATATTGAATTTAGTAGGCTCAATGCTACTAAGTTCTACTTTGGGTAATAATTCTAAACTCATGGTTTTATTTTTTGGTTAGGTTTTCTTTTTTAGCTTTTAATACTGTCATCAAAGTGTCATCAGAATCGAAAGCTTGTTTATATCCATAGTATAAATCAGTTAACTGCTTAAGCTTAGTACATTTAGCAACCTCCATCATTATTTCTTCCTTAGTTGGTCCATCTTCTACAATCTCAGCAACTACTTCAACTACTGGCTTAGAAGGTTTTTTTGGCTCTTCTACTGCAAAGTCCATTTCTTCAGCAGGTGTAGCTTCAAAACCTGCAGCTTTCATAAGCCATGCCAATAGGTTTCTATACGCCTTGCCAATGGCTCTAGTTTGTGCCATAGATAAGATAGCATACTCGTCAAAATATCTCTTTGTTTTTTCGGCATTGGAACATAAAGCAATGCCAGTAGCAACAACAGCACCTGTGTTAATATTGCGTACTTCACAAACTGCCATATATTTGATAACTGTTTCATTAGATAAGTCTTTAGTGTCTGTAATAATTGGCATCAATCCTAAAGAAGCACCAGCAAATTGCCATCCTTCTACATTAACGAATTGCTTACCTTGAATATTTGAGCTTAATCCTTTTTCTTTAATAAGTTTAGAAAGCTCGTTAGATAATTGTAGCATTGAGTCTTTATTGATTAACTCGTAACTTGGGTTAGTTTTTTGTAATTCCATTGTATGTGTTTTGTGTGTTAAAGAATTGAGCTTGTCTTGTTGGGTATTGTTCCCATACTTTAATCAGCGAAGTGATTAGATCAAACGAAGCTTGTGAATAGTTAATCTCGTGCAAGATTTTTGCAACTAAGAGTTTTTTGTCATTGTCTGACATAAGGTGGAAATTTGATAACATATTGTGTTGGTTTATGGTTTATTTTTCTAATTCAGTTCCTTTTCTCAACTGAAGAGTTTGTTTAACATCTTGATAAATAGAATCGTATTGCTCAAGTACTTCTCTATCTTGCTTAAACATTCTAATTCCATGCATAGCAGTTGTATGGTCTCTATTGAACGCCTTACCTACTTCTTTAAATGTCATGTTAAAATAGGTTTTCATAATGTACATACACATATTTCTAGCTTGTACTAATTCTCTTTGTCTGCTCTTAGTCATCATTTGGCGTGTACTAACTTGCATTGCATCAGATACAGCCATCATAATTCTCTGAAATCTTACTTTTTTCATTTTTAGTCCTGGTATTACATAATAGGTTAATGTTGATTTTCCCATAGTTGGTTTTTAAGTGTTTCTAATCTCTTCTCAAAATAGGTTTTTAGGATTTCGTTCATTTCCCAATCTCCTTTCTCAATTCTTGTCTCAATTAAATACCTACTCAAGCCTGTTAGTTGCATGAGTTTTTTGATGTCTCCATGTCTAATCATGGATCTATAGTCCTTTACCTCAATCATAGTTTATTTTTTAAAATGGTTAATGTGTCTGTCGATTCCATTGATACAAGCCTCAAGACTCGCATAGAAAGATGCTCTCCAATAGTAGAACTTGCCATTTAGGATGAAATTATCCCATTTAATAATCATTCCTTTATAGGTAAAACGCTTTGAAATTTTACCATTGGAATTTACATAGGTTAGTTCTTCTTTGACTCCTTTTCTTTTTAAGTCTTGAGTAATCTTGTTCATGGGTTTTTAGGGGTTTTTTGTTTTATTCGTTGGGGGAAGTTTTTGTTTCTAGTACTTCGAACATTTCCATTGGCTCCTGATTAGTCAGCTTAATGAATATGTCATATGCTTGATCCTTGTTAAGTCTTAAGCTAGATGGCACATATACACCATCTTCTCTAGTTAGGTAAACCTTGTCACCAGTTACTAAATCTGTTTTACAGATAAATTCAAATTTTTTCATGTTGTTTGTGTTTAAGTTTAAAAGTTTTGGTAAAATTAGAAATTTTTTGGAATAATT